GTATTGGATCTCCGATGGGCGGAGCCTGTGTGATAATGGTCTTCAAATGAGGATTGGCAACGAGGTACTCTTCTCGTGCGGAGATTGACATGAACTCCTCATGGACCTCACCCGTAAGGGTGTTTTCAAATGTGTATGTAGGCATATGTTTATTTATCTATCTTGAAATCTTTGCCTGTAAGATTATTGACAAATTCAATAAATTTTTCTGCTTCCTTTTTTTTACCATTCACTGTCATAAAAATTACGGCTGCACTGACCCCGGCGAGTGTGCCCTTGGTTGCACCTTGGAAATACATCCAGGTACCAAATACACAACTCATAAAAAACCAGAGAATGTGGATTGCATATTGTTCTATCATTATTAGCGCCTATAGTCTAAGTCGTAATCATCAAACAAGTCTTCTTCCATGTCTTCACTTGAAAGTCTCTTTAGCGTGTCAAGATCGTGGCCTCTTAAAGCATTACGAATATGCTTCTCACTACGGTCCTTCTGCTTTGGTTTAGATGGGCGGTCCTCATAATCCTCAAAGCGCTGGTTACGAGAATACTTCTTGATCGTCATGGAACTATAAACCTCTTACTTAACATCATCCGGTAGGATATCAGGGAATGCTAACTTAGCAACATCAGCTGTGATTCCCTTATACAGCTTATGTAGTTTCTTGTCCTTGGCAGCAATCAACATTAATGCTTCAGGACCAGGAAGGGATTCTAGAATAGTAATGAATATATTCTCACGCTTAATCTTGTTGAGGTTCTGACCTGGCTGGTCAACTAGGTAACCCATCTTACGTGATTCAGCATGGAGGTAACCACGATGGTAATCGTACTGGTTCTCAGGCACTGGCTTATAAGGAGGTGCTCCTTCTGGCAAAGCTGCTGCTACATTAGGATGAAAGGCTAGCTGAAGAACACTCTTCATAGCAAACGAATCATTTGCCTTTAGGACATCAGCTCTTTCCTGCTTCGTCTTATAGCGGCAGGCAACTTCAAACACATCACATACGTTACTGTTCATTAGAATTCTCCAATATGTTCCATTAAGTTTTTTAACTTGAATTTGATAAAGTAATTAAGTAGGTCTGCTTTCTTCTTACCTTCTTGCTCATTATATTGAGCAAGAATATTCTTATAGACCTCACCTGGAATCTTCGATAGGTCTACTAGTGCCTCGTTTCTCTTATAGCCACGGAGCATGTTTTGGTCACAAAAGTCTTCTGGATTAGAATGCTTGACCCACTGGTCAAGACTCTTCTGGCGAACTGGCTTCTGTCTAGTACCAGAGATGAAACAATCATCACCTGATAGGAAGTTAGGAATACCATCACCAGAGTCACCCCTCATAATATGTTCCTTGAGATATAACTCAGGATTCTTATGAGAGATAAACTTCTTACGGACCGGATCGTACTGAGTGACGTTGACAAACTTCTGAAGCTGGATGAAGTCCTTATCCCCAGAGAGGATAAGAATCTTTTCTGCACTGCCTGTCATTAGCAATGAACCATTGTGGTGAACAAGGGCTGAGATAATATCATCTGCTTCTGCCGTCTCGATCTTTAGGACTCGATATGGAAAGTACTCCTTCAGCTCTTCCCGAATCTTATTGAAGCACTCGAAGATCGAGGTCCAATCAATATCAGATTCCTCTCTAGCCTTCTTTCGGTTGGCTTTGTAGTATGGGTAGATCTTTCTACGCCAATAGTTCTTATCGTCACATGCAATAACAATCTCGCCATACTCCTCACCAAACTTTTGTTTGTATGATCGGATGGCGTTCAAGACCATGTGACGGACAAGAGCCTCTTCAATCTTGGCATCCGTATGGTTACCAAGCTGCATCATCAGGTTAGAAATCATAACCTGGTTTAGGTCAACAATAATCATGTTTGGTTTGGTCCTTCATCATCTGGATCATCATAGTCATCTTCGTCAGCGTTATGCCACTCAGAATCCAGAAAAAATTCAAGTCTGTTAAAGTATTTATCAAATTCATCTACAAACGAATGTAGAGGATGATGTTCTTCCCTATACCGTAGTATAATGGAAAAGATGGCTTCCCTCAACAGCAAGACATCCTTTCTGTCAAAGTCTTCTGTCTCAAAACCATATGCTCTGAGCAACATCATTGTCTTATTGAACACATCAGTTGCTTCTGGACCAGCCTCATGGTAAGCCTCAACAAAGCTTTCGAGATGCCTTGTCCTTTTCATCTTTGGTTCCATCTTCTTCTGACGGAACTCAGCTAGGCTAACGACATTGTCGTTATTCGAGGATTCCATCTTCCTCTTCCTTTGCTAAGACATTGTCTGTAAAGTAAGGAGTGTTGAATGTTGGAACCATATCAAGCTCCGTAAACCCATCATCCTTCATCTCCTTGACCAGCTTTAGGGCATCTGTCTTATTGAGGTCAAAGAACTCAATGATACCACCATCAGCGTTCCGAACAAATACAGAAAAGGTATTAGAAGCCATGTGCAAATCCTATAAAGAAACCAATAAACCAAGGAGCGAGAGCAATGATGATAAGAGCAATTAGGAAGCGCTTCATTACCAAACCCTCAAGAGGACAGTGAACTCATTCAGTCGGCCATTCATCGGCTTGGCAACAGCCTTGATAGCATCGAACTGTTTGTTGAGTTGAGACTTAGAGGCATTCATTACAACCTTGAGGAACTCCTCAGGCTTTCGAAGCTTCTTGGATACGCTTTGCTCAAGCTCAATGTTAAGAAGGCTCGAACGCTTAAACTGGATGTTGCTACCAACATAGCGGCCAAGCTGACGAGTCTTAGTGTTGAAGATCCAAAGTTGCTCAGAGCCAAGAACCTTCTGGGGGTGGATTGAACCAACCTTAAACTCGGTAGACTCCTTCAGGTACTTGACCTTCGACAACATCTTCTCGACGTTTGGCTTACGGACCTTACGGACACGAGCAGCCTTCTTAGTCTGCTCAAGCTGAGCAAGATCAGATTCCAACTTCTCGTAGAATGCAACAAGGACCTTGATAGCCTTCTTGCCATAGGCCTCATAACATTCGACAACAGCAGGGTCACCATCCTTGAGGAGAGCCATCTCGTTAAAGTTGAACTCAAACGCTTCTCGAATCATGCGAGCATGGCCAGCCTTACAGCCTTGACCATTCAAATAGTCATATATGTTATCATCGTATGACTTGCCAGCAATGAAGTTATCAATCTGCTGGTCAATCCAAGCGACATACGGAGTACAAGACTCCTTCAGACGGTCGCGAATTGAAATGACATTAGTCGGTACAACATCTTCCTCTTCCACATAGGTAGAGGATTCAATTGCCTTCATTGCGAACGCAATAACACGAGCCTGCTCACCAGTTGCCACACCACGAGATTCCATTCGGGCAAGCGCGGCAATGGCACGAGGAACATCACCACTCGTAGCCTTGGCAATGTCGCTCTTAGAGAATGACTTCTGCTGGGCGAGGAACTGCCGCAACCAAATCTTATAGTTGCCATCATCGCTGTTGTAGTTGTACCAGTTAAGAGCCTCAATGAGGTTCAACTTGGTAGGTTCAGTAAACGTCGGTTCTTGGCCGAGTGCTCGAGCAAGAGAATCGTTACGCTGCTTTGCCATAAATCTTACTTTTTACCTGTGCTATGTGCTTACATTGATTACGGAATTCGAAACCTGTACAAGTGCAGGACCACTTCCCACCCTTGGACATGACATTATACACGTTACCCTTACTGCCGGCAACAGTGCATTCAATAGTTAGTAATTTGCTAAACTCAGTCTTGTTCAGAGCCTGCCCTTCTAGAATCTGAAGGTCAATGACCCTCTGAGTATAGATAAGGGAGATGGGATGATAGGAGCGGCCAGTTTCTACAGCGAAGGTATTACCGACCTCATCCTTCCAATATAACGGAATTGGTACGACTCTGCCAGTATGAGTCCTGTCATCCCATTCTCGACCGGCAACATTACTCGGATACCGAGTAGTAACCTTAACGAGAGAACCTATAGACGGAATCTGCATGTTAGATAGGATGACGCTTGTCAAACGTCGCCATCCACTCATTGAGCAGCTCTCGAGCTGCCTTACGGTCAACTCCAAAGAACTCTTGGATGTAGGGGGCAGCACCAAACATGTTGGTGATACCAGTGCTTCGAAGTTCATCCAAGAACATGAAGACTTCTTGTTTGTCAGAATTAGACATTACGCTTCCACCTTTGCAAACATCTGACGGGCGCTATTCATAAAAACATAGTAGGCCGACCGAAACTCAGGATCCAGATCCAGACAATACAATTCCGTATAATCACGTATACCGTAATGGTCAATGGTCTGAAGAAGTTCAAGGATACCAGTCCCTTCCAACTTGGCCTGGCGATCAAGAATCACACATGCTTGACTGACATCCATTAGGCAAGCACCTGGATGCGAGGAGCAGCATCCTTCCATTCAGCCATGTCGTCGAAGAAATCGTGGCCAGGAAGCGGAGCGAAGAACTCGTCAGCAAGAGGACGCTTATCAGCCTCGCCCTTCCACACACGCTTGATTGCCTTAGCCTTGAACCGACCGTCACTTAGAATGTCGGTCACGAGACCAATGTAGAAGCAGTCGTTAATACCAACGAAGTCAAGGCTCTTGACGACGTCACCAATTCGTACTTGTTGTTTGCTTTCCATGCCGTCCATTATACACGGTTGGTCAATAGATGCAACAGGGAGTGCTCCTTTAGAATCAAGGAGTTACACGTGTTTTAAAAATCCCTGTAGAATCAGTAAGTTACAAGTCCTTAAGAATCAAGGGGTTACAAGTCCATAGGGAAACTGGCATGGAATCCACGACTTCTAGACCGGGTGTAAAGCATGGAACATTATAATCCATAACATGGTGGAATGCTTCATGCTTGATTTCATATGGTGGATTCTGACGACCTGACTGAGCAAGGATGACGGTTGAGGTCTGACCTAGGTCGGCTAGGTAGTTTAAGAGGTCGTCACTCGTCTGCTGGCCATAGATAAGATCGGATGCAAAGACAACAGACTGCTCCGCAATCTTAGCTTTGAACAAATCTTTAATGTATGCTGTTACAATTTCATTATTACGATTACTATTAACAGCAATAGTAAAATCACTATACACACAACAATCTATACCAATTGAAATCTTGGCTCCTGCTCTCTTAGCAGCAATGGCGCCAGTACCCTGACCTGTTCCAATATCGTAGACAACCTTATCCTTAACAATACTTGGATTGTCGAGAATCCATCTACCAAGGGCAACACCACATTCCCAAAGGTAGGGCCATTGCCATGAGTGATGTGCATCCTGGAGCTGTTTCTTAACGCCATCGTCCTTTTGTTTGAGGCAAAAGAATTCTAGCTCTGGAAGAAGTGGATGCTTCCTCCAAGCAAAGTTATCTAGTAGGTCTTCAACGTTTGGTGTTATAGAAGAGAATTTAGCAGGAATGTCCATTCATCTTTCCTCAAGTTCCAATCATAATTTCTATCAAAGTATTCTTTCTGGGCCTTTAGATAGTTGTCAACAGAATTCTTCTTAACTACATCAATTGCATGATATAAGATTTTAAAGAACATATTAGCATGGCTATTAACATCTTCCGTATAGTTATACATTAAGGCGTAATTAGCACAGGTCTCAGGCAATGCAGCAAGAGAAGATGTTACAGTTAAGCATTGAGCAGACATCGCCTCTAGAGCACATAGGCAGCTTGTCTCTTGCCAAATAGATGGGTAGGCAAAGATATGGGCTTTACCAATAGCCGTTCTGAGTTCATCCTGGGTGACAGAACCGTGATAGGTCATGCTTGGATGTTCCTGAATCTCTTTAAAGAGCTCCTGATATGGAGCATCTCTTTCAGCCCAACCATATAGCTTAAAGCTCGAGAATACGTCTAGATGAATATCAGGATGATACTTCAGCATCTCTTTAAACACTGGTACTAGAATCTCTAGGCCGCGGTGAGGTGTTGGGTGGTAGATTAGTCTAATCTTATTGTGTCTGATATCAGATTCATCTAGAGGCGACTTATCAATCATATCCATTGGAATAGGGTTGATTGCATTCTTGATTACTACACCTTCTGAGTATGGTACACCAAGGACAGTGTTGTACATTTGCTGCTGCCAATGAGACACAAAAACAATCTTTTTAAATTGCTTTCTATACTCTGGATCTTTTAGCTTGGCTGATTCAGGGTCCCAAGGTAGATCATGCAACCAAAGGATTGGAATCTTATCTGGATTGATTTCCCTAACTCTAGAAGGAATAATTTGAAACTTACTTAGTAGTTCCTTATCAACATACTGCTCAAGCCCTTCAGCCATAAGCTCTGTACCACCTTTAGAATTCTTATTTGTTTCATTTCTTTCAATCACTAGTTTCATTTTCTTCTCTCACTTTGAATTCTGATGTTTCAACATTTAGTAGAGTTGCCCTCTTTCTAAATTTATCCATCATTAATTGAACTTTATCCTGAAGCTCAGGCGTATTGACAAGAGGCTCCATCTCGTGGAAAATAATCTTCCCTTGATCCCGTAACCTTTGAATGTATCGTTTATCAGGATGACCTTCTACGAGCATTCCGGCATGAGGGTTAGAGTTGCTACCCTTTAATGATGGAACGGGTAAATGAAAACTACTTACTTCATTTACCTCACCATTCATCTCATACTGTACTTTACCTTCAAAGAAATCAAATCCAATTACATGGAGCTCTTTATAGGAGCGGATGATATTTGTAAAATATGCTAATGTCAATGCACCCTGAGATGCTCGCTGATTAATATCTACAGTACCATAAGCAGTTTTAATTAATGCTCTTGTCTTCTTTATATCACCCATCACGAAGTAATCTTTATATATCTCAAAGTCTTCTTCGTAAAAATGTTTGGATATTGTTGTCGTACTTTTCTTTGAATCGTATACAGATATCTGAGATATATTTAAAACCTGAAATGGAGTTCCTTTAAAATCTGGATAGTGATTAGCTCTTAATATAGAGAGGACCCACACATCTGTTTTGCTACCTAAGTGTTCTTTAAACTCAGGCCATGGATATCCTTTACCCATTCTAACTACAACATCAAAGCTATCTATAAACTCACCATATGGTTTATTAAACAGAGAAATTGAATTGCCAACAATAAGAACTCTCTTATTCTGACAGTATCCAATTAATCTATTTTCAAACTTGTCGTTGAGTCTTCTATTCCACATTAAAATCTACCATATTTTTCTTCTACCTTGTGTTTATAGAAATTAAATCTATCGGCAAATTCAACATTCTCGTATCCAGGATGCCAAGGGCCACCGTCCGTAAAGTGAATTGCTTTTGGATTAACTTCATCGCTGTAGTAACCTACAAGATAGTTATATGTATGGGGTATAGAACCAATGTATTGATCATCGCACCAGCTAAACTCATGTAGGTAACCAGCTGGTGATTCAGAAACGACTTGTGGAGTCAACCTTTTTGTAAAGGCATGATCACAATTGAATACCATTAATGAAGACCAATTCTTTCTTGGATACCAACTTTGTTTTTTGCCATCCATCTTTAGCGGTTTAATTTGATCCTTCTGAATATTATGTTTAACTACACTAACAGCTTTGGTTGGATCAATAACATCTAGAAGTTCAAGAGGGTCACAATTCCAAATAAAGTCGCTATCACAAAAGATAGCATACCCATAGAAACCCTTGAGGTAGGGAGTTAGGAATCTTGTAAACGCAAACTCTGTACTACCAACAGCTTGCTCTCTCCAGAAGTAACCTCTACTCACGACAGAGGTTAAGTGTATTGTTTCAACTTGTATTTTTGAATAGTCTTCAATAGAGAGTCTGCATGTATCAGCTATACCAGCCTGCTTACTATCATGCCCAATAAAGAGTTTTACTTTCTCTTTCACTTAACCTCTCCAGTATTAACATCAGTGTAGTATCCACTTTGTACGGCATCATAATGCCAAATATTGAAGTTAGGAGAATTATAAAAACGCAACGAGGTATTGCATATTGGTTTCTTACCAACTGCCTCTAACTCCTTCCATCTTTCTTGGGAGACACTTGTTGGCTCTACCAACTCATTGTCGTCATTTTGAATTAACAAAAATGATCGGTCACCGCAATACCGCTTAATGGCATCTACCCACCAATTTAAATCTTTAATTGTTGCATGGAGATTCTCTCCATCCTTAAACATTTTCTTAGCAGAGTTGGAGGAAATTGAGAATATAATTGTACCATCTTCCTTAGTATAGTTACCAATCTCTGTTAGAACCTGAGGCACAAACTCCTCTGGCACATGCTCCATAACATCAGCACAGCATGTAATATCAAACACCATACCAGTTGGCGGTTTAGTTGCATATTGTGGTACGGCTGGGTCATAAGAATAATAGCATTGAATCATGCCATTTAATCTACCAAGTAGTGTCTTATTGCCGTGGGCTGAAAGGGGCATGTATGTGTGGATAGCCTTTCCACACCCATAGTCGAGTAATGTTACTGCCCTACCCTTAGCATTGATTACTTGTTGGATGTAAGGTGGGAACTTCTTACCAAGCTGGGAACCATCAAACAGAGTTTTACCTTTGGATGGGTCTATTTCGTTGGTGTGGAGATTGCCATCAAGTGCCAAGTACTTCTCAGCAGCAGTATGGATTCCCTGGTATCTTAAAATATACTCTTCTAATTTGTTCATTTCAATTCCTACTAAAGAAATAACTAATGCTATATTTAGTCCTTCTTTAGATAGGGGCTAAGAAAATGTCTAATTAACTTATTGTTAATCATTGAAGGTATATCTTGGAATGGTTGCTCAAGTAGATACCTACAACCACTAGACCAATTTGATTGCTTAATGAAGTTAGCATAATCCTCAACATGCTCACTATTAGCTGGATCAAAATGAATTCGTTCACGAGGCTTCAACACACTTTCACTATACATGATATTACTCCCTAGGCAATCTTTCTTGCTAGTTCTAACACTTGATCCACTATTGGATTGTTTCTGTTTTGAACGTATCCTGTTCTTATAAACCATCTTGCATTCAGTGGCGTGGCGGCCTTCCTGTCCTCTGGTACGTTTAACTTTTGAATTAACTTTTCGTATAATTCAACATTAGTGTCCTTGATAACCCTGTTCATATGCATGTTGCTCCAATTCTCTCATTTCTTCACTTAGACGCTGTACACAACCTCTGTTGTATTGCCAGTATAATCTTGAATCTTTATGATATGGATTCTCTCTATCACACAACTTGTATACGTCTGCTTGTCTATATCTTGGCTCTCTCCAACTTCTATCGTCGTGATAGCCATAGGTGTATCCTTGACTGTTACCTAGTACTTGTGGGCCAACATTGTAGCCTATAATTGCTCCAAGTACTGTTGCTACCTTCTTCCCATCTCCACCACCAATAGTGGAACCAAGGTAACCTCCTGCAATTGCTCCAAGAAGTTTCTCATCTTTATCTTCAGCATAAGCTGCTGGCACAAAGAGTACAAGTGTTAGTAGCAGTAACTTCTTCATACACACCTCCAAGGTTATACGAATATTTATATTGAATGTGGAGTATCAGAGAATATAACTTGAACATTATCTGGTAATGCTCTCACAATAACATCGATTAGCCCAAGGCGGCTACCAGCATCCCACTCAACATCATTCTTAAAATATCTATATGCATTAGCCTGGTCAAGGATATCAATCTTATTAACAACAAGATGGGTAATGTCATTTACCCTTGCAGCATATGCAACCTTATCTAAGTTAATCCAATTGCACTTTCTTGGGCGGCCAGTGGTTGCGCCAAACTCTTGACCGTGAATCTGAACCTTCTTGAGTTCCTCGCAATGCATTCCGAAGTCTTTGGTTCCAACATATGTTTCATATGCTTTGGCAACACCATAGATTTTTCTAATTTTTCTAGGCGACACACCATTTAGAACAACAGAACCAATAGTACAGTGGGAAGAAGTAACATAAGGATAATCACCCCAATCAATATCCAAAGCAAAGCCTTGAGCACCTTCGGCGAGAACACGAGCGCCATCAAGAAGATGAAGACTATCAACAATGGTGAACTTATCAGTATTAATAAGCTGATCACCAATCCTAATACCAGTGCGTCCATATTTGTTCCTGTAGGCTGGGCCTATTCCTTGCTTAGTTGTACCAATGGCTGTATCGTTATTGTCTTCTGCCAAATGCTCTTCAGTTACGACATGAGCCCTTGAGTCAACAAAAATAAGGCCTTCTGTTTTGAATCCATTTGCATTAAGATATGCAATTTCCTCTTCAAGCTTCCTTACATTAACTACACAGCCAATACCAATTAAAGATCGGATGCCGTAGAGAACTCCAGCTGGCACTTGATGTGTGACAATCTTCTCGCCATTGTGGTAGATAGTATGTCCAGCATTCGAGCCACCATTATATCGGAGAACTAGGTTGTACTCTCCACCACTTAGTAAAGAATGAGTAACCTTACCTTTTCCAGTATCACCTGACTGGAGGTCTACAACAACATCGCAGTAATTCATTTGGACCTCAAATGTCGGCCGTGTGAACCTCGAGCAACCTTTGCTACCAAGTTGCTTCTGATATTAAACTTGTAATTATCTTGTCTCAGCAACCACTCTTCAACACCGTACTGATTATAAATTGGACCTTGTATTTGTTTAGCTAACTGCTCTTCTGAAACAGCGTACACAAACACTCTACCATCCATTGAATCTTTTAGAAAGTCATTGAACTTATCATGTCGACCTAACTTCTGTCTACGGTTTCCAACATTCAACCATCGACGGTATAGAAGTTCTGCATACGAACCAACATAAGTGGTTTCCCACCTATCTTGCTTATTCTTATAACGAACTGCATATACTCCTTTCAAGGAATCAAACAGTTCTTCATTGTGAATAATATAACCACCCTTTGTATAAGAAAAGGCTAACTTTAACAACAAGTCCCGGAGTGTCAGTTTAGTAGGTAATTTCACTTTATGCTCCACTACGAAGGGTAACGCTCATTATGACCAGCATACCACAAATTGATCTTTTCAATCTGTGCTAGCATTGATTGAGGAGTAAGATCGTGGCTTTGCGAGAGAGCAGTTAACTTATGAACAAACTCACGAAGGACACGCAGCTCTTCAATTGAGCCTCTGGAAAGAACTTCAAAGTCACCATTAGACATAAATCACCTCACTTACAAACATGATAACATTATACACACATCACAAGGAAAGACAACTAGTGGTAGAAGATATGATTACCAATCTGTCTTACGACCTTTTTGGTATTTGACCAAGTAGGGTCAACATAAGTTGCATGGAAGAACTTTGCGCTGCCGACAACATTGTACGATCTCTTGTTAATCAGAATGTTTTCGGCAATCTTTAGAGATTCTCTCCATGCAGGACCAGATCGAGCATGAAGGTCATTTTCACACACCCAAGAGAATTGACAGACGCCTTTATACTTTTGGTAAACAACACCACATACGGATCTTGGAAACTGATTGCTCTTTACTCTATTCATTGTAACTTGAGCAACAGCAAGTTTACCATCACGAGGCTCGGAACCGGCCTCATAGTAGATGTTCTTAGCAAGACATTCGACCTCTCGCATGACCTTTTGCTTCTTATCATAAGATAGCTCAAGGAACTCCATACGGGTGTTCATGTCCTCCATTTGAGCCATGAGAAAGATATTTCTTTGTTGCTCGGCTTCGAGTTTGTCCATTGATTCAAAATGTATTGTGAATGGTACATAAAGAAAAAAGAACAACATTGCAAATAGGCCGCCAAACCTAATAAACAAGTTATGGTTTCTATCAAAATATGCTTCAATACGATCTAAAATTTCTACTGCTTTCATGTTGTTACCTCCATTTATGCAGTCGGAAGAAAAAGGCGGACGGTTTTTACGCCGCCGCCTCTGACCTTTCTGTTACCAAGTGGTCAACTCTGGTAATCTACAACTGCAATTAAGCAGCTAGAGCCATGTTGTAAACATCATCGTTTGCGTTTACTAGTTTTGCGCTGATTAAGTCAGTCGCCTCACTGGTAGCCCTTAGGTTATTACTTGCCCTGTCGAAGCCAAATTCATCCCCGTCAGATAGCCACCACGTACATTGCTGCAGAGGTGATGGGCATTTGGTGGAGATGTCGGGGGTCGAACCCGAGTCCAGAACACCTTTAGCTATGAGTTTACTACCATTACTTTTTTGCAAACTGGTAGATGTAATTCAACCAGATTGCAATACCTATCAACCAATAATAATTAGGCAACAATTCCATACTGTTCACGTAGAATCTTTTTATAGGGACCACCTTCTTCAATCAACCTGCTAACAAGCATTAACTTCTGAGCAAGATCATTATCACCGCTCTTTTCTAAAGCAGCAACAATTGTACGAAGGTCTACATTATCGATAGGAAGATCCATTTGTTCAACCTCAACTTTACCAAATATTTATCATTATACAGGATTCAAATGGTCAAGTCAACTGCGGATGTTTAAATGCTTTCTTTAATTTGTTCTACCCAACTCATTTTGTAATGTCTCCTATTTTTTGATAACCCCTATATGTGGGGTGAATTCCGTCCCTAGATAAACTAGGAATTTTAACAATTTGGTCTTTGTTCTTGTATGCAATCTGTTCTACGATACGTTGTACCTTAGGTTTAATTGCAGGCACAATCCAATAAACTTTCTTTGCCTTTACCCGTGACCTTAGTTTAGTCAATTCTTTTTCAGTATCGATACCCGCATCATTGGATCCTAAACTGATAACTACTGTATCAGCATTTAGTTCCATCATTCTGTAGTTGATGTTCCATTGAGCAGAATTGATTCCTGATTTAGCATACACTCCACAATTAGGTCTAAAATATTGTGTACCAACTGCGATACTATCACCAAGAATTAAACACTCAATCATGATTTAAATGGCTCTCTGATTAAAGATCTTTAAGAGTCTTCTCACCAACTTGACGATTACACTGGCAAAGTTCCTTTGTCTGCAATGCATCTAGAATGCGAAGTGTCTCATCAGGATTACGACCAACATCTAGATTATTCACACTTACATGCTGAATTTCGTTGTTTGGATCAACAATGAATGTTGCACGAAGGGCTGCACCAGCTGGATTGAAGAATACACCTAACTGATCAACTAGGCTTAGATTAACATATTCTTCATCAGTGTGATATACTCTTTGTGTATCAGCAAACAACCAAGAAGTTGTCTTCTTTAGATCTTCATGTGCATTCTTCCATGCTAGCTTACAGAACTCGTTGTCTGTTGAACCAATTAGAAGAACTGCATCGCGATCAGCAAAGTCCTTATTCAACTTATCGTAGGCCACAATCTCTGTTGGGCATACAAATGTAAAATCCTTTGGATAGTAAACAATTACTTTCCATCTACCCTTCCAGGTTTCTTCTGTAATGTCAACAAATGCACCTTCTGGTGCTAGGGCACCTGGCTTAACGCCTGTTACAAGAAACTTTTCTAGCTTATCACCTACCGTCTTCATTATTCAACTCCTTTGTTTTTATTTAACTAATTCACGTTGAAGCTTACCAAACTCCCTTCGGTAAACTGTCTTACCTTTATCAGGGGACTCATAAATGTGCTTCTTTTCTTCACTCATATGTATTACACTCTAACTGATTTTAACCGTTTTATCTAATTGATTGTTTCTTAAGAATTGATAGACTTACTCTATCAACCAATTCCCATCTCTTTTCTGATCTTGGTGGCAGAGATTGCTTGAATGTCTTCTGGCAATTCAATCTTACTAATTGTATAACCAACATCTCTACCATAAGAAATATCTACAATGTTTGGAACCCAAACGATTGTGAACTTACCAATATAGTTTTGAAGCTTACGCATGATGAGACGCTCTGTCTCGATAATAGTAAATGGATTATTATCATCCTTAGGCATCTGTCTGACCATAATTGCAACCTGACCAGTTTTCTTCAATGCCTCTTCAAACAATGCTTTGTGGCCATCGTGGAATGGTTGGTATCTACCCATCATTTGCACTGTTGGTTTAGTGTTATCCCAAGTATCATACTTTAATTGGTATACGATCTCAAGTGTGAGATCATCACTCTCTTCCCAAGACATAACCCAATGAGTAATATTTTTTGGTCTTGCAAACACCTTATTTGTATCTTCAAATCTACCTTCAGTGATGGTATCCATAAAGATGATAGTATCAAACTTGAAAAGATCCTGTGCCTCTAGTGTAGGGCAGACAAAATCGCAAACAGCATGATAGCCTCTTTTCAATGACTGCTCAGCTAGATCTCTCATTCGCTTGGCTTGTCTCATTCTACCTTCTGGCGAGAAGTCCCAATCATTATGCAACTGTCTTACAAGGTCTGCATTATAGTGCTCGACTTTTTCGTCGTTAGCTCTGAGTAGCTCTACCAACTTTGTGGCAAATGTTGTCTTACCGGAACCAGGTAATCCCATAACGAGAAAAATTTGTGGATGCGTTTCCATATTAAACCTCAACTAGATACCTGTGTCTATCAACATAATACAATGCCTGCTGCCAGGCTCCTAGTATTGGAGCTGGTAAGTCATCAGTAATAACTACTTTGTTTGTATTGTGAGGAGTTGGCACAAGGTGAACCTTCTCCTTCTGATACTGCTGGATATGCTGCTGTGTGATACCAAACTTTTCAAGTTGAAGAGGTTTGATATTATCTTCATATGATACTAACTTGATATCATTTTTAAATCTATCGTATACAACACGCCACATGAATAGCTGACTAATAAAGATTTGTGTATACATATTTAACCAACTAAATGGTACATGCATCGTATCATACTTAATGCAACTATCTTCATTTGTAAAAATAAACGTACTCGACCTCACGTTTGGTCTAAGGTTTGGAAACTTTCTGTAATTTTCATCTTGTTGTATTCTGTATCTAGCATTTATCTTAGATATAAACTGCTCAATAATATTTTTACGGTGGGTCATGTATACATTGACACCATTGTCAATACAGTACTGAATAAAAGAGAAGTCTATAGTTTGCTTTTCAAGCTGCTCTTTTGCTGTCCAGCTCTCATTGGATTGTTTTAAAATTTCAATTCTTTTAGACTTTGCCTTGAAGAAACCTATATTATCAAACCCGTTTGTAGTTTCATTATGGTACCTCGCTGTTAAGTTACTAGAGAATTGATTATATAATTCACTCTGTCTCTGAGTATCTTTATTGTAGTTATATGGTCGTACAAGACTATGCAGACCTTCACCCAGATTAATAGTACCTTGACTATAAGATATTAAATCAGTTAGTACAGTGCTACCCGATCTATTTGTAAATAAGATTAAATTATTCATGCAGATTAGGAACTTCGTATTGTTTTGCTATTTCAAGAATTTCTTGCCAGTTAGATATTTGATCGCCAACATTATATCTATGTGTTGGTCTTAATGAAATTTCTTCTTTTCCATAGGCTTGCAACAAGTCGGGGCTAATGTCTAGCAGACTATAATCTCCTCTAACAATAGTATCCTCATAGTACATTACCTTACCATACTTGCCATAAGCATTAACATATGCCTTCCACATATTATTAATAACAGTAAGTTTTACAATTTGTTCTATTGCCTGCTCAGGAGGAACATTTACAGGGGGGAATGAAACATTCAAACTACCCCTTGTATTGAGGAAACCATTGATCTCTGGAATTTCAAGTCTTCCTGCTTTCTTAGCTTTTCTATAAAAATTAGTCTTTACTTCTGCAAGCAGGGTACTATATAGTTGTTTCTTGAAATTTCTTCTACTTGCAAAATACAGCTCAAAATTGTTTTCTATAGCCCACTCTACAATTCCAATTCCAGGTAGCATCGCTGTCGGATAGTATTTTACTACTATAGGATATTTTTGCGTTATTTCTTTTACAAATTCAAACCTTTTGTTGTATAGGTTGAATGTGTCATAAAAATACGAGTCCCTTTCTTTCTTAGAAGTTGGATTTGGCTGCGGATCTAGTAATGACCGTTCCTTTAGAATAACTTTAATATCTTCAGGTATCTTATCATATAGCACACTTCTTATTGTAGTGTCAAGCATCTCATCCAAGTTCAGAGCATTATACTTATAGGCGAGTAGATCGCTTACAATAGTGCTGCCAGACCTAGGTGTGAATACTACAAGAACATTAGCCACCGCGTCTTAGCCTCTCTCCACTACCAATTGTCTTAGGATCTGTTTCGTCAGTAACATACTGATAAGCACCCTTGTTATAAGCAATAGCAATTCGCTTACTCTTAGCAATGATTTCATCCTGAACGTGCTGGGGTTCTTTAGCCAAGGAAGCTGCATCAGTCATTGACTGTCGAGCGGTAAAGCACGCGGTTGTTACTAGCGACTTTGCCTGCATGACAACCTCGCTTTCAGCTCGCGGCGGCCGGCGATCCCGAGGAGCATATACAGACTTGCTATCCATATACTTCTTGGCATCATACTTAGTAGCGATAACGCCACGAACCTTGCGCTTCTTTTTAGGCTTGAAGCGAGCACGAGTGTATACTAACATACTGTCCACTATACGCACATTTGGTCAATAGGTCAACAACTAAATTCCTAATATAATCAAGGAGTTACATCGATCCCAGCTTGCCGTAGTGTTTTATCAACTTCTGCATCTACAACTCTCTGCCGTAATTCGGTAGTTGAGAAGGTATGTTCGCGTTTATTAAAATAGAACTTAATGCCTCTTTCAATACAGTCATTACGACCAGTAAACTCTCTATGCTCATATTCATTGCCTAGGATACGAACATTGATTGGATATGCTAGAAGAATATCAACAAGATCTTTCTCTGTTGCATATACAACAATCTCATCAACATACTTACAAGCCTGTAGCTGAACATATCTCTCGAAGATACTCTGCACTGGCTCATTCTTTTCTTTTCTATCAATTGTTGGATCTGTCTGTAGACCAACAATTAAGTAATCACACTGAGTCTTTGCTTCCTTCAACATAATGACATGGCCAGCGTGAAACAGATCAAATGTTGAACAAGTGAATCCTACTTTCATAATCCAATATTCCTTCTTGTGAATTTCACTAGGATGTTATCGTTATAGTATTTGTCAGACTCTAGCACTTGGTTGGCAAACTGCAACTTGGCTTCCCAATAGTTGGTTTCGCCTCGAGTCTTACATAGGCGAACAATTCTTCTAACAAATTTATCTTTACCAAGCTTCTCGATGTCTTCTAACAAACGAGGGGACGACCCATAATAGTCTTTCCAATCAGACTCCTTACGTGTCTTTCGCTTTTTACCTTTAACTTGCTTGGTGCCAGCCTTTGTAAAGTACTTACGGCCTAGATAGAGCTTGCTATTAACTAAACACTCAATCTCGTAGATGAAGCCATAGTAGCCCTTTATATCTTCATCCGTAAGTTCTTTGCCATCATATAGCCACATAATATACCTCTTGGGTATATTTATATGTCAGCTAGCAGTAATTCTTAGAGGCCCAGCCTTTAGTCCTTTCATAAAGCCAGGGGACACACTAGCATTATAGGCAGCTGGCCGACCTTGGATAGTTGATATCCTATCACCCACTACACATACCACTGGCGGAGGGTCCATTACACATCTAGCAATACCAAAACTATCATGGATAGAAAGAATGCCATCAATTGTAGTATTGACCCCACCAAACTCCGTTGTGTAGTATCCTTGCATTCTATCAATCATGTATCTAGCCATTGCAGGTGTGATGGCATAAGCATGGGTACCTTCAAACTTATTGATATCCATGAATTTGATGGAGTCAGCTGGACGCTCGTAGTCTTCTGCCTTGTTGACTCTATACCCAAGCATCACTAACTTGTTATCTGGTATCTCTGTATCGTAGAGTTTATCCTTCAAAATAGCATCATGCTCGAACACACAACATGCGTGTGGTTGTTCGGCTATTACTCTCCAAAGTTTGAGGTGGCTAGCAGTGCATCCCATTTCATTGTTTACTGTAACCCAATGAAATCCTGTCTCTTCATCGAGACTGCAGGTTCCAGCATTTTCAACACCTTTCCATAATGTGTAGGGCAGCCCATACTGCTCGCATGACCTAGCACATTCATTTGCATACTCAATGGATTCAGGTCTATCGATATAGATGATATATGCATGACGAATCTTACCTGTCTCGCCAAAAGCTTTGTGGTTTGTTCTATCTAATTCCATGCTATCCCCACCTATGACCTTTTCACCTTTTATTTTGTGGCCTCTAACTATTATAGATCCCAAACTACTTACCCCGGTATCATATCGTATGATAATACAGCTCTAGAAGATAACTTTGGTATGCCAACACTATGTTTGATTGTACCATCAAATATTACAAGTCTATTTCTTTTTGGTTCCACCTCTGTTCGAAGTGTTCCATCAGGATTGTAGAATGCTGTAGTTCCATCTGCATCATTAATGTAATACAAAACAACCCAATGTTTACCTAGTAAGTTCACATGAGGCTTTTTGTGCTTTTCATCTATTGGCATTGGTACTTGCAAGTACATTCTACCATGTAACGGTTTAAAACCATCTAGCATCTTATTAGACAATAAGAACTTGGTAGATATATCATGCAGTGCCTTCTTTACTCTCATGCTAGGATTTTGCTCGTTATACTGCATTTGGTTTGTATATACCATAGAAGCAAAACTAATCATTCCTGGGCTTGTCTTGTCAATTTTGATCAGGAATGGTATTGAACCATTAACATCACAAGTTTGATTTGTTAAATTACCAGTACCAAAGACTATATTTGAAATCCTTTCAGCTATAGCCTCTGGTAGGTAATTATCAAAGACATTAATTTGCCCAGACATCTTCCCATGAGCCGCTCAAGGCACCCTTAGCATAATCTGTTGCTCTATTTTCGAAGAAGTTGGTATGGGTAGGAGCATTAATCATCTCCTCAACCCATAGTAATGGATTCTTCTTTACCTTAAAGATGCCCTTCATCCCAAGCGATATGAGACGGCGATCAGCGATGTACCGGATATATTTCTTGACGTCTTCCGAAGTAAGATTTTCCATCTCTCCCCCTTCGAACGCCAAATCAATAAATTGATCTTCGAGTTCCACCATCTTAGTTGCAATAGTATAAATTTCAGATTTGAGTTCATCATTCCACAACTCCCTATTCTCTTCGATATAGGTTCGGAACAACTTAATCATTGCTTCGGCATGTTGAGTCTCATCAACAATACTCCAAGTAATGATCTGGCCCATTCCCTTCATCTTGCCATGGCGCGGAAAATTTAGTAGCATAATAAACGAACTAAACAATTGCATACCTTCTGTGAAGGCAGAGAATGCAGCAATGTTCTGTGCAATTCTCTTCTTATCACTCTTTGTAAACTTTGCTAGATAGTCATGCTTATCCTTCATCGCTTGATATTCAAGGAACTGATTGTATGTATCTTCCGGCATGCCTAATGTCTCAATCAAATGAGAATAGGCAGCAACGTGCAATGCTTCACGAGCAGCAAAGCCAGCAAGCATCATTCTAATCTCTGGTTGGGGAAAGAATGGAAGGTAAGTCTTAATATAACCACCGGCAACATCAATATCGCCCTGCGTAAAGAATCTAAAGATTTGAGTTAGAAAGCTCTTCTCATTATCAGAAAGCTTCTGCTTCCAATCCTTTGTATCTTCAAGCATTGGCACTTCGGTGTGGAGCCAGTGGCTTTGCTCATGCTTTAACCACGCATCATAGGCCCATGGGTAGTTGAATGGCTTAAAGTAGCTTCTTTCGTCTGTAAGAATTAGGTCTTGTTTTGTTGTCATTTTATTTCTCTTGTATGTAGGGCTGGGAGATGTATTTAGCTATTATTTCTCAATCCATCCAGTAACAATATACTTCTCACCACTCAGCGGTTGGTTGCCCCTGTGAGCGTGGGTGAAGTAGGCTGGCCAAATTAATAATTGACCTGCAATTGGTTTAAACCTCACCGTCTGGTAAAGGAACTCTGTTTCCCCACCCTCATCAACAGTATTCAGATAGAGCGAAAAGGCTAGCAAACGTCTGTGGGCTCTGCCACCTGTACCATGCTCGTGGTGCCAAACATGATAACCTTGACCAGGAATTGTTTTCTGAACCTTTGAATCTTGTATAGAAAGTTTCTTTTCTGCATCAGGAAATCCAGCTAGACCCGGATAGGCTCTGCAGTATTCCTTCAGAGCCTGCTCCATTAATACCTTGCTGAATTCATTTGAGTGCATATACACTTCAGCAAGTTCGGGATGCTTATCTAACATGAACTGGGTAATGTGTGTACCATTAGCAGTTGTGGATAAGTCATCCTTATTGAATGGCGAAACATTCTCACTTGATTGTCTATTGACAACCATACCAGCCTTCTCAGCATTCTTAAAGAAGCGAATGTAATCATCACATTGCTTCTGTGTATAAGCATCATTGAAGACACCAATAAAGTCGTTTCTTATTTCAGATTTCATATCAGCCTTCACAGGCTAGGCATTCATTGCCTTCTGTTAGAGCCTTGATATCAATCTCCTGAATGATCTCTCGCTCAATCTTCCTGGCAACCTTATCAGCCTTGCCAATCTTTTCAGAACGACAATAGTAAAGAGTCTTTAGTTCGTGCTTCCATGCCATAAAGTGTACAGCATGAAGGTACTTGATATTAACATTTGGTCTAAAGAATAAATTAACTGACTGACCCTGATCAATGAATTGCTGGCGGTCAGCTGCATGCTCAATAATCCAACGCTGGTCAATTTCCATTGAGGTTTTAAATACATCTCTCTCATACTCCTCGAGGATATCTAAATGTTGAACGGAACCATCATTAGCAATAATTGAAGACCAGATATCTGCAAGGTCTTCTTCCTTAACCTTTGTCTTTAGTAAATTATTCAGATACTTATTCTTATAGAAGTATGCACCTGATAGGGTGTCTTGTCTAAATCCATTGGCTCTATAGGGCTCAATTGAAGGGCTGGTATTACCCATAATGATGCTACTAGAAGCATTAGGAGCAACAGCCATAAGGTGACTAAAGCGTAGACCTGTGCCCGCGGCATCTGGTGCCTCTCCTCTTTCCTTTCCAAGCTGCTTGTTGGCTTCATTTAACTTCTCTCTAATATTTTTGAACATTCTCATGTTAGCTGACTTAGCCATTGCAGACTCAAATGCTAACATATTCTTTTGGAGATAGGCATGGAAGCCGAGCGCACCAACGCCAATAGATCTTTCACGAGTGGCAGAATATACAGCACGATGAACTGGCTTAGGTGCATTGTCGATGAAGTGTTGAAGGACATTATCCAACATCTCAGCAACATCACGTAGGAACCTCTTGTCATCCTTCCACTCATCGTAGTACTCTAGGTTAACAGAAGATAGACAGCAAACAGCAGTCCTCTTCTTATCTGTTGGTAGAATAATCTCAGAGCAAAGGTTAGATTGCTTGACCGACAAGCCCTTATCCTTTAGCCACTGCGGTAGATACTTATTAGATGTATCAACGAAGTGAAGGTATGGTTCACCAGTCATCATTCTTAGTTCGAGAATCTTCTGCCAAAGTTCTCTTGCCGAAACCTTCTCCTTTACTTCACCAGATGCTGGGTCAACAAGTTCCCATGTGTCATCAGCCTTAGGGTCTGTCATACACTTTTCAACAAGCTGCATAAACTTATCAGGAACATTGATACCATGATGAAGATTCATGCAACGAATATTCTGATCACCAGTTGGCTTTCTCATCTCTAAGAATGAAATGATGTCTGGATGGCTAATATCTAGATAGGCAGCATATGAGCCTCGGCGAGTTCTACCTTGACGATAAGCCAAGCAAGAAGCATCATAGATCTTTAGGTGGGGCATAATGCCAGTAGATTTCTCATCCGATGATCTAATACCTAGACCAATACCAACACCGCCACCAAGCATGGATAGCCAATTAGTTTCTGAAAGAGTGTCTACTAGACCTTGGGAAGAATCATCCATATAGTTGAGAAAACAAGAGATAGGCAATCCCTTAGTTGTTCTGCCATAAGAAAGAATAGGTGTAGAGTAAGAAAGCCAATGCTTAGAGGAGTAATCATATAGCCTCTGGGCATGCTTCTCATCTGTACCAAATGCTTTAGATACAAAAGCAAAACGGTGCTGGGGAGATGTCTCATCATCACGCATATAAGAATCTTTCATTCTCTTCATGCCGTGATCATCAAACAACTCGTCTCGTGATAGATCAATATTGATATCTAGATATTTCATTTCAGGCCTCGGGTGATTGTAGTTTAATAATAGAGCATTGTTTACCATCATCAGATATAACCCATGCTAAATTGTCACCCTCTTTCCAACCAACACTTTCCATAAGGTCTGGTGGAAACAAAATAACTAGTTCACCCGTTTCTTCATCTTCGACTACTTTTGTAGTCCATACCTTTGGTTCACTCGTTTCACTCATTGTACTTTCTTCCATTTTTGTAATTCTAATAAGGCTTCCATGCCCTTTTTGGCATTTCGGTATACTATACCAGAAATCTCCTCTTGGCTCAACCCATTTAACACCATATCATTAACATCTTTATGTTGAATGGTACCTGGCCAAAAAGTTACTCTGTATCCTTTATCTATCATCTTTTTCATACGCTTGACAGTATCCACATTACGTGGTTCATTATCAAAGCAGAAAATAAGTTTGCTATCCAATCCTAACTTCTCAACATCTCCATTGTCACCGCCAGCCATAGCAATAGCATTGGGCAAGAAGAGCGAATCAATAGGACCTTCTACAACAATTACATCTTGGTTGATATCAAGAGTATCTAGACCAAATACTCTTGGCTTACTTTCATCCAAAACGATAGTTATGTATCTAATCTTATCATTGTTCAATGCTCTACCCTGATATCCAAATATTGTACCTTCTCGGTCAATTAATGGTATCAAAAGTCTACCACTATCATGGTCAGTGTTCTCAAACTTACCTGGAATTAACTTATTGGTAAACTCTTTGAACTTAGGACAGTAGTAAAGCATATAGTGCTTATTGGAAGGGATCTGTCTACTAACCACATACTTCTTGGCGATGTGATCTGGTTGTAGCTGGGAGACCTTCTTTAGCTCTTTCAATGGCTCAAACTTCTCGAATCTCCTCTTAGCAAACTTAGACATATCCGGCTGGAACACATTCGCAGAAACAGTAGAGGTAACGGTTTGCGTTGCCCTCTCCTTATATTTCTCGAGAACATATTCCTTATGTAATACTGGGTCGACAAATTTAAGAGCACTGTCGAAGCTCGTAGACGTACCACAGTTATGGCAATGATATACCACATACCCCTTAGTATTCTCTAAGAGATAACCTCTGGTCTTATATTTATTGTTCTTAGAGTCGCCGCAGTACACACAGCGGAAGTTAGCCTGGAACGGCTTCTGCTTTTTTACTTTATACCGGGGGAACTTGCTCGAGGCAAGGTTAGCGTACTTAATATCAATCCAAAGCATCTTATAACCCTAATCAGAATGGCGACACGCTGATTATACAGAGAGGGTGCTAAAAGGTCAACTATTTCCTTTTGCTATGCATATTGATGAACCAATGTGCAAGCTGTTTTTTCCTTGGAGATGCTGTACTAGATGATCTAACTTTCTTTAGTTGAGCAATTGATTTACCCTTCAAACCATGGCGAGCCATATCACCCTTATCTTGAGGGTTCCTGCCGTCCATGAAGTTTTCTAGGAATTGCTTGAATCTCATACAACTATATGAATCCGGTCTTTTGCCTTTTCCCAAGCCTCAAGTTGTCTTTGTATTTCTTGTGGACTAGTTGAAAGTAAACTACTATCAGGCGTAGGTAGCAGTCTTGAATTATTCGAGATCAAGCTTACAGAAGTTAGGGCAACATCTTGTCTAACTAATGGCATATCATTGCGGATATTATTAACGGATTCGACCACGTATTTACTCCTTAAACGTACTGTAGGAGTTCTATTAACTTGACCTGGTATAAACATTAATAACTATCGACCCAAGAAACTTTTTGTAAATGTTGATACTACCCAGGCAACTAGGCCTGCAGCACCAACAACAATCCAACGCCATTTATTCAAGTCGTCAATCTTTTGTCTCTCGAGATTATGCTGTTTTGCCATATCCTCTCTGAGAGCCTTAATCTCTTGCATGATGTTGGCTTGGAGTGTGACCATCATCTCATTAATTTCTTTTCTGTCTTCTAGCTGACGCTCATCTAACTTATCTAGAGTTTTATCAAACTTTTCATAGATAACAGAGAAGAAACTAACTTTCTCTTTCATAGCTGCTACATCAGCTTCCATTTTGGATAGTCTTGACTCAAAGTCAATCATGTCGCTCTCCTACAATACCGTAGGATTATTTATTATACTTGCTTTTTTCCATGATAATAGCAAGCTCACGATCTGACATTCTGCTATAGATGCTTGGCTCTTCATACTTCTTTTCAACAATGCCATACATGTGTTTTAGCATATGAGCGCGAGTGGCATTATCACCTAACCGTTCTTTACAAAGCTCGTCACTGGCTTTTGTTTTCCATACATTTGGAAATAAGCCATGAACAAGCAAAATGAAAGCAAACTTCCAAGCGTAGAACAAATGTTGGAAATAACTACGACCTACTTCATTAAGGTGTGACATCTCTTGTTAACTCCGCTTGTGGTGTTGATGGAGGTGCGGCTGGCTTTTCAATTGTTTTTAGTTCCTGAGGTGGCTTCATCAACTCTTCAGGTAAATCAATTTTTTCTAGCTTAGGTAATAATCTTGTCATTGTACTACAACCAGCTAACATTAAAGACATAGAAATTACTAGAAGGTATTTCATTGCTTAGCCTCCTTCTTCCAAGGCATATCTGGAAGCTTAATATCAATACCACGCTTCTCATTTTCCTTGTCAATAACATTATTGACTTCAATTAAGTATTTTTGTAGAGAGGTCAATTGCTGGGCATTTTGCAAGCAAATGGAATAGTTTTCTACAACTGTCTGGAGAGCTACATTATCTCTAACAAAAGAGCTTGATCCATCAGAAGCAATGTTCATATCAAGATCAATCTTTGGAGAAGCTGCAGCGTTGTGTGCGTGTACCCAACCATTAGACATATCATACTGTCCAGGTACCGTCTCAGCTGCTGCTTGTACAATCTGTGTTTCCTTTTCCTTAATTCGTGTAACTCTATCAACGTATTCTACCTTCACTACTTCGCGAACCATTGCCTGCTCTTTCTTTAACTGGGCAGCTAAACTTTCTGCCTCATTGGCAGCCCGCTGGATTTCTAGCTCACCAGCCTCTCCACCTTTTTTGAAGCCAGCAGCAAATGCACCAGCAACAATGCCAGCAAACAATAAAATTCTATATGGCAATGGAATCATACTTAGCATAAACTACCTCACTCACACCATGACTTTTTGGCATCACCAAAATATGGTCTTGCCAAGTTCTTTTTAATTAATTCTTCACTTAACTTTTTGCCATCAATAATAACATCACCTAAAACTCTACCACCAAACTTATCCCATTCTTTAATTTCAATCTGGACTTTCTTGGCTTCGTTGACAGCTTTCTTGGCAAACTCTGTGGCAGCCAAACCTGCTGCTGCTTCCTTCTCACATTTGGCTCTAGGAGCCTTCTCTGGTGTATCAACACCAAGGACTCTAATCTTTAACTTATCACCAAGTTCAGGGGGAAGGAACTTGGCTTCAAATTCTACTGTATCACCATCAACGACCCTTGTTACTTTCCAATCATAAGGATTGGCTAGAGTGGTTGTTGGGATTAGTGCTAGTACAAATAAAAACTTTTTCATAGGTCACCTCAAGAAGTTGGGGCGAGGTTTCCCTCGCCCCATTCACAGTATTATTACTCTACTGCTGGTGCTTCGGCTGCTGGAGCCTCGGCTGGTGCAGCTGCATCTGCTGGCACGCCACCAACTTCTGCTGGGGCTGCTTCGGCAGCTGGAGCCTCGGCGGCTGGGGCTGCTTCTTCAACTACAACGGCCTCTTCCTTGGCGGCGCATGCAGTTAGGGCTAGTGCTAGAACAGACAATGCAATAAACTTCTTCATTTAATATACTCCTTATTTAAAAATTATTTCTTGGCAAACTTTTCTGCTACAGTTGTACCAAGACCTGCTACGACAATCATCATCATTGAATCATACATGTTAGCGTCAACATCTAGGTCCCAGAATAGATTTAGCACGAATGCTAAAGCAACCAGGAATGTTGCCATAACTGTAATCACTCTCTTTGATGAGACTGATCCATCTACACCATCTGATATCATTGACTTTAGATTTGCTAGGATACTCATACTCGTCTCCTTATAGACTTGTGATAATAGTATGAATAATAACAAACACCGGCAACACTATCAAAAAGTATAATATACTTACCTCTTAACAACTACCTCATATGATTTGGGATAGTTGTTACTCTTAACTAACTTATCAATATGCTCGGCATACTTGCGGTTATAAGTTACTACAAGTATTTTGCCCTTATTAGTAACAATATATCGTTTTTCACAAACAGGTATGTTTAAAGTTTCCATCATTATTTATATAGTCAATATCTACTTTGCTAGAGGGTTTTCCCAAGCTTTTTGAATTTTTTCGTCGACCTTCTTTTCTAGCTCTTTTAGCTTTTGGTCAGTTTCACGTTCAATAGCTCTTAGACGGGCTGACATATCGCGATCTGTTACACCAACGAATCCACGAACTTCCTTATCTAATTCGCGATTGCGTCTTTCAGCTGCATCGACATCTGCTTGGAGACTATCAATATCGCCCTTTAGGTCTATACGAACATCGCGAATAATATCGCCACTTTCGTCAACCAATACTACTGCATTATCAACGCGCTCTTCCATTTTAGTGATGCGTTCTTGAATTGCAGATAGGTCAGGGGCAACATACTCCTGAATCTGTTGCTTCATATCCATGTAATCTTTATAGAACTCAAATGCGCCATAAAGACCACCTAGGACCGATGAAACAATACCAGCAGCAATCATAAGTTTGGCTGGGGTAAAGCTATATCCACCAATGCTTATAACAGTGTTTGGGTCAACAGCAGCTTCTAACTTATCGACCTTTTTGTCTAAATCGCTCATTTGTATTGCTCCTTGTTTTTATACTTTATCTAGTTATCAGATAAACAAATCCAAATAATCCACCAGCAAACATAACAAATAAAATTCCTATACAGATCATCAGTGTAATTTCTTCTTGCCTTTGCGCGGCTTCAATTTCAGCGCGTCGTCTTGCTTGCGCTGCTGCTAATTCCATCTGCGCATGCATTTTCTGAAACTTCACCCAATCATCCCATAATCCAGGGCGCCCAGCAATCAGCATATAGTCTTTGAGTTCTCTTTCTTTTCTTCGTACTTCTTCTAATGCAAAAAATTCTTCTAGTCGGCTACGCTCATTTGCAGGTGTTTCAATAACTTTCTTTTCTAACTTTCGTTTACCTTCAAAGAAACTTCCTAGTTGACTAGCGCACTCGCCCAACTCTCTACCGTTGCTCACCACTTCTTTGATGACGGCATATGCTGCATTGACTGCTGCTAGTTCTGCTAACATTACTTATACTGCTCCTCAACCATCTTTTTATAGGTGTCGGTATTTCCCTTTTCAAGGAAATATGCGCCACGGGCATTGTCCTTAATAATAACACCTTTGTAGATGTCTTCTGGTCTATAGAACGGTACATCTGGAATTCTTTGTGTTAGATACGAACTTACATCTGCATCTACTGCAATTGCTGATACAATGCCTGATTGATCAGCGTCCATATAATTTGCATTAATTGCATCTTGTTGCTCTTTATTAGCAGCAACTACCTGCTCTGCTCTAACTTCAGCATCACTCTTTTCTTCTATTGGCTTGATAATTCCAAGGAATTCTAGACTCATAGCATTTGGTGCTTGGTTGAATGTGTTTGCCATTGCTAATGCTGGGTCAACCATCGCTGTTGTTACTTCTGCGTCTTTGCTTGATTCATCATCAAATGCACTTTGCTCTGCTGTGGCGCGACTGGCTTCCACAATTGCAAGTGCCTCATCTGTTTCTGCAGTATCAGCAGTTGGACCACGAACAAATGATTCAGCAAGCATCTCGGCTTCTT